AGCATACACAAATACCTATTTGTTAAGTTCGACAAACATGGGCGGATTATTAACCTACGAACTGTTTGCTCAGTATCAAGAACTTGTAGGTAAAATGTTTGGAAGTTTTATTAATTTTACGTGGCATCCACAGAGCCGTAAACTAATCATTCATCAGCGTCCACGTGGAGAAGAAAGTGTAATGCTGCAAGTCTACAATACCAAGCCAGACTTTGCTATTATCGATGACGTGTATGCAGGACAATGGGTTAAAGATTATACGTTGGCCGGCTGTAAAATGATGCTTGGACAGGCACGTGAAAAATTTGCTAGTATTGCAGGTCCTCAAGGGGGCACCGCTCTAAATGGGTCAGCAATGAAATCTGAAGCGCAGGCGGATATGGATAAACTCATTGACGATCTAATTAAATTAGTACCTGGCGGTAGCGGCTACACTTGGATAATTGGTTAAAGTATGAAAGCATCTGAATTTATTTTTGAATCAGACGAAAAGTTGTATACTGAAGCTGCTAAGATGGTATGGGGTGTTGGTAAAAAAACAGCTAGGGGCGGCACAGCAAAATTAAAGTTTCGATGTGCATCGGGGCCTAGAAAAAGTAGGCAGGTAAGCCATCCATCGAAATGTCATCAACCTATTAATCAATCTAAAGCACAAAAAATGAAAACTACTCGTGCTAGAACCAGTGTGCAGGCAGCTCGTAGAACAGATCGTACTAAATCTATTAACACTGCCAGCGTGTTAGCCAACAAGCTGAACAATCCTGGTAAGCCAAAAACACCAAAACCCTATTATTAACATTTGACAATCTAGATAATCTATTGTATAATATCTTTAATTGGAGGATGTTATGATTATAGGTATATGCGGATTTATTGGCAGCGGCAAAGATACTATCGCTGACTATCTGGTAAATTTTCATGAGTTTCGTAGAGAAAGTTTTGCATCAACTCTTAAAGATGCAGTAGCAAGTGTATTTGGTTGGGATAGAACTATGCTAGAAGGCAGAACCAAAGAAGCTCGTGAATGGCGAGAGCAAGTAGACCCTTGGTGGGCCGCTAGACTAGATATGCCTACACTTACTCCTCGTTGGGTACTACAATATTGGGGCACCGAAGTGTGCCGCAAAGCATTCCACGATGATATCTGGATTGCATCCTTAGAGAATAAACTACGCAATAGTAAAGACAATGTGGTAATCAGTGATTGCCGATTTCCTAACGAAATTTCTAGCATTCGCAATGCGGGTGGACAGATAGTTTGGGTTAAACGTGGCGAGCTACCTAGTTGGTATGATGTTGCTGTTAATGCTAATCGCGGCAGTAATGTAGCAATTAATGAATTAAAACTGTTAAAAATTCATGCTAGTGAAACTGCTTGGGTAGACACAGACTTTGATGCAATTATCGATAATAATAGCACTATCGATTCGTTGTATGCTCAAGCGCAAACGTTAGTAATCGGCAATCAGGTCTCCTTGACGCCAAGTAACTCCCTCTTTGCTTAAAATTTGAATACAGTTACAGCAGATAGTTTTTAAGTTTGTAGGACGGCAATTATCAAGATTGCCGTCTATGTGAAACACTCTAAATACTTCTTGATGCAGACTTTTGTACCCGCATTTTTCACAGAAGTCTTTTTTTCGATACCCGCTTTGAAACCATCTTGGCTTTTTGGGTGTTGACCCTCTAGCACAACTATCACATTCTTGTCGATAGTAGGTTTTTTTATTTTTATGATAGTTAACTGCACAGGGTTTTTCTCTGCAGGTTTTGCACAAAGAACGCATATAGATATTTATAACCGCCCTTTTTCTGCCCTTTTTATGTTACTATAACCGCCCAATTTTAGTCTAACCCGCTAAATAATATGAGCAACTATTACCAGGAGAATAATGGGATGGCACTACAATCACCAGGCGTACAAGTTACGGTAATCGACGAGAGTTTTTATACACCAGCTGAACCTGGTACAACTCCTCTTATCGTTGTAGCAACAGCGCAAGATAAAACCAACGGAGCAGGTACAAATACTGCATCCGGAACAACCAAAGCCAATGCTGGCAAGGCATTTAAATTAACCAGCCAGCGAGATCTAACAGAACTTTACGGGGTCCCGTTCTTTGAAAAGACAGCTAGCTCCACACCGGTTCATGGGTCAGAGCGTAACGAATACGGACTGTTAGCAGCTTACAGCTTGCTAGGAGTTAGCAATGCAGCATTTATTGTACGTGCTGATGTTGACCTAGATCAGTTAGAAGCACAAGCAACTGCTCCGGGAGCAAATCCGTCAAACGGTGCTTGGTGGGTTGACACCCAAGCAACTTCATGGGGAATCCAAGAATGGAACGGTGCTGATGCAGGAACTGCTGGCGGACAAAAGTTTGCAGCAAAAACTCCGTTAGTATTAACCGATGACGACTCATCAAAGATTTCTTCCGGTGTGCCTAAAACATCAGTAGGCCAAATTGGCGACTACTGTGTTGTATTTCAAACAGTACAAGGCAGCGGCGCAGGAAGTGAAGAAGCTAAAATGTATTACAAGTCGGCTGGTTTACCAGTAGCTGGAGTAGATGCCGGACAATGGGTACTAATTGGTAGCAAACAATGGGCGTTGAGCCATGCTACTGCACAAGGCGGTAACTTTGGATCCCCAATAACTGGTACATTTTTTATTAACGGCACACAAATTAATCTTACAGCACCAGAAACGTTAACAAGTGTAATTAACAAAATTAATACTGTATCGATAATTGACAACGACGAACAGCGAGGAGTATTTGCCAGAGCAGTATCTGGAAGACTGTATCTTTATACTACTGGCTCTAATGATCAAGACACCACGGGCGATTCTACATTATCAACTCCAATCATTATCGAAGCTGGTACTTCGGGTGCAGCTGGTTTAACAGCGTTGGGTTTAGTTGCAGGAACATTTAATAGTCCAGCACTACAACAAAGTCCTCACACACAAGTTCCACAGTGGAAGTCTAGCGGAAGCGGACAAACAAATAGACCAACAGGATCTGTTTGGATTAAAACTACAGAACCAAATGCAGGAGCTAGATGGAGAGTCAAGCAGTGGAGTAGTGCAACACAATCTTGGGTAGCATTTGAAGCTCCTATCTATGATAGCACTACAGCAGCATTGACCTTTTTAGATCGCTCAGGTGGCGGTCTAAACATTGGTGCTAATGCACTAATGGTTCAATCTAACAGTCAAGAAGGTGTACTTCGTGATGAAATTTCAGCTACCGCTACATTTAGAATGTGGAGACGTGCTGTAGCCGCGGGACAAGCCACTAAAATCTCTGGCAATGTAACTGTCGGAACAGTCACATCAACTGGCAGCAAAACCTTTACAATTGCAGAATCTATTAAAGGCCAAACAAATTTAGCCACAGCTAAAGTTGTTCAATTTACTGCAGCTGGCACACTAATTGACGCAGAAAGAATTGCTACAGCAATTAACGCAGCAGGATTTGCTAACATTGTTGCAGAATCAGTTGCAGCTAGTTCAGCTCCTACCAATGCAACTAATGTTCTATCTATTTCTCATAAGCTAGGCGGTGATTTTAGAATTGTAGATACTAGCGGAGCATTTGGTGATATATTTGACGGTGCAGCTAATGTATATGCTGCCACAACAGCGTCTGGAGATGACTATGTTGTTTCTAACTGGCAACCATTTACCAGTGCTGGATTTAAAGCTAGCAACACACAGCCTTTAAACGAGCCAGTAGATGGTCAATTATGGTATAATTCATCGGTTGGTGAAGTTGATATCATGGTACACAACGGCGATACATGGGTAGGATATAGAAACTCTTTAAGCCCATTTGCAAGTGTCAACACCGCTCGTGTTGGATATGCTCCAATCGTAGCAGCTTCAAATCCGTATGTTGATGGAGTAACAGTCACAGGCGACTTGTGGATCAGTACAGCTGATTTAGAAAATTATCCAACAATTTACAGATATAATTCTAATTTAGAAGCCAATGATGATTCTCAAAAGTGGGAATTAGTTGACAAAACTGATCAAACTACAGAAGAAGGAATTTTATTTGCTGATGCTCGCTGGGATCTAAACGGCGAAGAAACTATAGCAGCTTCTATTAGTGATCTAGCTAATAGTAATTTCTTAGATTTTGACGCACCAGATCCAGATTTATATCCACGTGGTATGTTATTATGGAACTTACGTAGAAGCGGCGGCAACGTTAAAAAATACGTAAACAACTATGTAAATAGAGCAGAAGACAATATTCGTTTCAACAACAGCGAAAGTATGGCAGACTATGCTACCGATCGTTGGGTAACTGCAAGTCCAAATAACGAAGATGGATCAGGATCATTTCTACGCAAAGCACAGCGCAGTGTTGTTGTTGCTGCAATGAAGAGCGCAGTTGATACTAGCCAAGAAATACGTGACGAAGAGCGTCGTAACTTTAACTTAATTGCTGCTCCTGGATATCCAGAACTAATGAGCAATCTAGTTAATCTAAACATTGATCGCGGAATAACAGCATTTGTTATAGGTGATACACCGTTACGTCTTGCTAGTGATGCAACTTCAATTACTACATGGGGTTCAAATGCTAATCTAGTAACAGACAACGGCGATGACGGTGCTGTTACTTACGACGAATATTTGGCAACATATTATCCAAACGGATTTACTACAGACCTAAGTGGAGCTAATGCAGTTGTTCCAGCAAGTCACATGATCTTACGCACAATTGCACTAAGTGACAATGTCAGTTTCCCATGGTTTGCACCAGCAGGAACAAGACGCGGCGGAATTACCAATGCAACAGCAGTTGGATACATTGATACAGCAACCGGCGAGTTCCAGACAGTAGCACTAAACGAAGGTCAGCGTGATACACTTTATGATCTAAAGATTAATCCAATTCCATTCTTTAACGGTGTTGGGTTAGTTGCATATGGTCAAAAGACTCGTGCAAGAAATGCTTCAGCATTAGATCGTATTAACGTAGCACGATTGGTTGTATATCTGCGTAGTCAGTTAAACAAACTTGCTCGTCCGTATATCTTTGAACCAAATGACAAGATTACACGTGACGAAATTAAACAAGCAGTAGAAAGTTTGTTGTTAGAATTAGTAGGCTTACGAGCACTATACGACTTTGCAGTTGTTTGTGATGAAAGCAATAATACTCCAGCACGTATTGATCGTAACGAACTATATGTTGACATTGCGATTGAACCGGTCAAAGCTGTTGAATTCATTTACATTCCGTTGCGTGTCAAGAACACAGGAGAAATTTAAAAATGGCAATTACATCACTTAACAACTTAGGAATTCCAACAACCAACACGGCAGGCAGCACCCAGGTGCTGTTGATGCCAAAGTTAAAATATCGCTTTAGAGTGACATTGTTAGGCTTTGGAGTTGCCGCAGCTACCGAACTTACAAAGCAGGTGCAAGATGTTACAAGACCAAAAGTAAGTTTTGAAGAAATGACGCTAGATGTATACAACTCAAAAGTATACCTAGCTGGTAGATATAGTTTTGAAACTGTAACACTAACATTGCGTGATGATGCTAGTGGTCAAGTACAAAAGCTAGTTGGACAACAGATTCAGAAGCAGTATGACTTTATGGAGCAGGCTTCCGCTCGTTCGGGTATTGATTACAAGTTTACAACACGTATTGAAATCCTAGACGGTGGTAACGGAACACTAACTCCAGAAACTCTAGAAACATTTGAGTTGTATGGTTGCTTTGTACAAAACGCAGACTACGGCGATTTAGCCTATGGTACTAACGAGCATGCAACAGTTGCTCTAACATTGCGTTTCGATAACATGGTACAGTTTGCAGCAGGTGCAGCAGCAACAAGCCCAATCGGTGGTATCGGCGCAGCAGTTGGTCGTACAATTGGTTCAGCTGTAACAGGTGCATCAACAGCACAGGGTTAATTAACTTAATCAACAGAAAAGGCTCGTTAATTCGATCTTTTTTTGTGACATAAATATCTATATGGCAAATAAATTTACAAGATTTCTTA